GTTGCAGAACGCCGGGCGGGCCAGCGCCGTTGATGACCTGGCGCGCGTGCGCGCTGATGATCTCGATGAATTGCCGAACGGTCGCCTCGTCTACCTGCGCGGTCATATGATTTTCCCACCCAGTTGGAGAAACAGAGCGAAGAGGTACTTGTGCTGGTTCTCGGTCGGCTCGCGTCCGTACACGGTCTGCGAGGCCATCTTGTCGACGAACTCATGCGTCTGCGGACGGAGCCGATGCTTATTGCGCTGGCAGAACAGTGCGACTGATTGCCAGGTCGGCTTGCCGCTGGAGTCGATGAAGTCGTCCGCCCCATGCAGCCTGTTCTCGGTATGCTGCACGGCGGCGTCCCAGATTTGCTTCATCTTCTCTTTCGAGACCTCGGCGTTCTTGCCCAGGTTCTCGATGCCGTGGGCCAGGCCATGGATGTCAGTACCGGCGGATTTCAATATCCGCAGGAGCCCGTGTGCGGCAGCAACGATATCGCCGTCCTTATCGGAGGCTAGCCGACGGACACAATCGGCGATCTTTTGCTCCAAAGTTTTCGGAGTTTTCGGGGCCACGTCGCTCATCGCCAGCACCGCGCAACGTGAGGGCATATCTTGCAGGGGAATTTTTCCGGGTCCTTGTAGGCGCGCGGCAACAGCTCACCGGCGCGCGTCGCGGCAATGATGTTGGCCGCGCGATCGGACCACAGCTGCGCGCGCTCAGCGGAGAACGGCACCCAGAAGTGCAGCAGCTCACAGCTGTCAGCGTTGATGGCGCTGAACAGCAGCGGATTGGTCAGCTTGAGATAGGCTTGATAGAGCGCAACCTGCGCCGCGTAGCGCGGGAATTCGCGTTCGAGCCCGTTGCGGGCAAGCGCCCGCCAGTTGCGCGCGTTGAGTGCCTTGCATTCCCACAGGAACGGGTAAACGACGTAGGCGGCGCCGAGCGGATTGGGCCCCGCCATAACGATCCCGTCGGCGTGGCCGCGGAGATCGCCGTTCACAGCTGTGAATGCGAGCGCCTCCAGTGGGGCGAATCTGAACCCCGCGGCGACTAGCTGCTCGCGGACGCGGGCCTCGAAGTAGTGTCCGCGGGCGAAGATCGCGCGGGTGCGGGCGTCGAGCGTCGGAGTGCACCACCAATCGTACTGCACCCGCCGCAAACATTCCGAGCCGACGATGCTCGCGCCCAGGTACGGATGCGGAAGCTCCGCCTTGCCCGCCGCGGCGCGCTCGATCGCCTCGTTGAGCGCGACGTTGATCGGCTCGTCCGCCAGCTTGGGCTCGTAGTAGTCGTGCATCGTAGCCTCGATCAGATGCCGACCTCGTCGTTGAACTCGTCGGGCGTCATCAGCGGCCCGCCCGCCGCGGCGTTCGCTTGGCGCGCAATCGTGGCCGCGCCCGACTGACGCGTGACGCCCTTGTCGCTGCGATCGCGCGCGATCATCGCCTTGCGGATCAACCGCATGGCGGTCAGCAAAAACTCGATCATTGTGTCCTTCGGCCAGGCTGTGATCGGCTGTGACCAGTCAAAGCTCGTACTCGCGAGCTCGGGCAGGATCGCCGCCACGGCGCCGGCGTCCCAAGGCTCCGGATCGAGCCCCGTCATTCGGATGGTTTGCTCGGTGTCGAGCTCTTCCGCAGCCGCCTGTTCGGCACGCGTGCGGATCCAGGCGAACAGCATCGCGGCGAGGACCCAGCCCAGCTCGGTGTCGTTCAGTCGCCCGACCGGCGTGGCTGGTGGGATGGGGCCGCCGAGCGTGACGACGCTGCGTGCGGCCTCGATGGCGGCGGCGGTCGCCCGCCGCTGCCATTCGTCCTCGAGGGCGGTCTCCGAGACCATCCCGACGGTGCGGAGCTTGCGCATCAGCGTGCCCATGCCGGCGGGGTGATGGGCTGCGCGCCCGCGGATGCGGAGTCCACCGGCGGGCGCCTGTGGGCGCGGTGGCGCCACCGCCGTTAAACGGGGGCGGTTGCTCGACCGGATGCCAGTCCTTCTGATCGGGCGTGATCGCGGCCAGCAGATAGTTCTTGTCCGACCAGCTCGTGCCGCTGCCGTCGTTCTTGGGCTCGCCCTTCCTCACGCCGATCCTGGCGATGAAGATGATGTTGTTGAAGTCCTTGTCCTCGGCCTGATACAGCGCGAGGTTCTGCTCGCTGGTGTCGCCCTTCTTGATGCCGCGCGCGCTCTCCAGGATCTTCTTCAGGCGCCCGCGATTGGTGAGCACCATCTCCTTCTGACCGTCGGTTGAGCCCGCCAGCATGAAGTTGTCCCAGAACTTGCGCTTGGCGAACGGCCCGTCGAGGGCCACGAACTCACAGTCGAGCATCTCGGCGTCGCCCCTCGCCGTGCGCTTGTACAGTCCATCCGGACCAGCGTTGCCGGGGCGGATGCGCATCTGCACGGTGGCGATCGTGTTGTGCGGAATAAGCTCGGAGAAGTCGCGCGGGTCGTCAGTCTGTGAATAGTCGAAGGGCATGGTTGCCTCCTATTGCCCAGGGGGTGAAGTTGGTTTCTCGCGGTTGAGAATTTTGGCGAGCAGGTTGCCGAGATGCGGCGGCTCGGTCTGGTCGAGCTTCCCGGAGCGGTCTTTCGCCGGAAACCCCCACGGGTTCGGCGCCGTGCACACGAAGCCGCGGACGGGCTCAGGACCGCCGAAATTGAGAAACTCCATCACGACGACCTCGTCGACGATGGCGCCGATCTCGCGCGGGACCTTGGCGCCCTCCATTTGCAGGCGGTACTCGACGAAGCGACCGAAGTCGTCGGTGACCTTCTCAAGAATGCCGACGAACACCACGTGCTTGCTGCGCACATGCTGGAGCTGATACAGCCACATGAGCATCTCGCGCCCGTGCAGGCCGTAGATGCTGCGCAGATCCTTGGCGCCGGTACGCTCGGAGCGCGCCTCCGGCTGCTGCTCCGCCCAGCGGAACGAAAGCCGGCTGATCGCAGTGATACTGTCGACGAATATCCGGTCGTAGCGGTCGAGGTTCTCGAGCGCGCCCCCGGCGGCCTTGTAGTGCGCCTCGGAGTAGCAGCTGGTCGGCGCGAACGACGGGTTTGGGCCGCCGATGCGGACCGCGATATTGCGCGCTGTCTGCCAATCGTCGATCCGGATCGTGTCGACCGGAACGTCCTGCACGCTCAGGTCGCCGGCCTCGCCATCGAGGAACAGCACGCGGGATGGATCGAGTGTACGCAGCTGTGAGGTCTTCCCCACGCCGGTCGGGCCGATGAGCAGGACCTTCACACCACGAGGCTCGTTGAGCCTTTCGTCGGCGCCGATGATCCTCATGGCGCGCCCCTGGTGAAGAGGTCAGGCTCTGCGGGCGGCGAGTTGGCGCAAGGATCTGCCTCGTTCCCCCAGGCTGTCCAATTCGGTCGCGCATTCCCGCGGGCAAACAGTTCGAGAAACGGTCCCGGCGAGCAGCGTTCGATGATGCCGTAGAGCTCGTCGGGCTTGCGCGAGTGTTCGCGCTTCTGCGTTGCCAACAGATTTACCTGCCGCCGTCCCGGGGCCAGCGTGCGGGCGTTCTTGCCGCGCACGCCGAACAGGACCAGCTCGGTCACGTTGCGGAAATAGAAGCCGACGCCGCGGCCATCGGGGCCGCCATCCTTGCGAATTTTGTACCAGACCAGATGGCTCTTGTAGGTGAAGCCCCAGCTTTGCAGCACCGCGAGGCCGTCGGGCAGGAGCGCGTTGGGGCACCACAAATACAAATGCGCCGGTGTCGCTGCGAGTTGCGCGACCGGCAGAGCCGCAATCTCGTCAAGCGTCATTGTCGCGTAACGACGCAGCCGGCGATGTTCGGGCGCGACCTTTCCGGTCTTATTGAGAAACCGCCACGGCGGGTCGGCAAGGATGGTACCGAAACATCCATGCAGATCCATTAAGGGATTGGCTGAGGTCGTCATGATGCGCCCCCCTTGGTCGAGCGCTCTGCGGCCATGGCGATCTCGGCGGCGAGCTTCAGGGGGACCACGACAAGGAGCTCGCGGCGGTCGGCGCGAACGATCAGGAAATCGTGCCCTTCGAGCCAGCGATACAACTCGCGGAAACCGTCGCCCCGGCACTTCACCTCAGCGCGGCGATCGGTCCCAAGCAGCGGGATGGATA